GCAGGGATACATCGCCTGCAACCACGTCGTCTGTGGCTTGGATGCCGCCTTGAATGGCGACAGCCATGCCGCCGGCGGCGCCCTGCCCGGTCAGCCCGCCGAGGAACGCCAGCGCTTTCTCCACCATGGCGTTGCCGGTAAAGGTGGACGCCGGCACATCGGCGAGCAGTTGCGGCGCCTTCAGCTCGGCGCCGTCGCTGCGCAGGGTGAGCGACGTATCGCCGACCTGCAGGACGATTTGTCCGCCGGCCGGAACTGCAAGCCGGTATTCGTGCGCGGCGTGGTCGTAATGCTCGCGGGCGCCGTCCTCATAATCGACCGCCGTAACGTCCGCCGAATCGTCATTCGCGCCGCCGTGCTGGATTGTGTAGAAGCCCGCCAGGACAAAGCCGCCTTCCAGGCAACCCGATGGCGAGATGAGCAGCGCCTGCTCTTTGGGCGATGGCGGGCGCCATTCGCGGACGCGCCCCGCTGCACGCGTCCACCACGGCAGCCAGTCTGACGTCCAGTCTCCAACGGTGACAGTGCAGCGGGCGGCAGCGACGTCCACCTGCGCGATAACGCCGGCCTGCACGATGCAGGCGAGGCGCCGGTCGGTTTCACCCGCTTCGTAACTCATAGTCGGCATTGGTGTGGCGCGGCTGCATGTCGAAATCGACGGTCGTGCCGCTGGTGTCTTCAAACGCCCATTCGGGCGGCCCCAGGTCGAACTCGTGTCGCCACTCGGCGGCGATGACGCTGTAGGCGTCGAGATCGGGACGCATGCCGTCTGGGTGGAAGCCGTCGCTCTCCAGTTCGGCCATGGTGACCGGCAGGCCCCAAGTCTGGTGGTGCAAAACCTTGATGAGCCGTGCGGCGAGCGCCCACATGGCGGCTTCCGCGTTCGGCTCGGTCGGATCGCCAACGACGCGCAGCTCGATCACGATGTTGATCGCCGGTTGGCCGGTGCCGGGGTCGGTGCCCGGGCGCAGCGCGCCGACATACAGCAGGATCGCGGGCAGCGGCATGCTGTCTTCGATTTCAGGTGCCCAGCCGATGAGGGCGACGTCGGGGAATTGCGCTTTGAGGTGCGATTCCACGGCGTCGAACAGTTGCTGGAGATCAGCGAGCATTTCGGGTGGCCTTGAGGATCTCGTATTTCACTTCCTGCTCCAGCAGGACCATGAGGCGTGCTTCGACCTCGGCGGCGGCTTTACGGAACGCCGCTTCGCCTTTGTCAGCCCAGTCGAGCTTGACGCCCTCGATGGGCATGCGCGCCTTGCCGACGCGGCGGAAGACCTTTCCGTCGTTCTTGCCGCCGCGCTTGCTTCGGTAGATCCACGCCTTGTCGAACCGGTGGCGGCCGACTGACACGCCACGCCGCGTTTGGCGCGGGTTGCCAAGCCGGTGTGCCTCGATGGCGTTGAGGCCGAGCCAGACCTTGCCCTTATCAGCGCTGCGCAAGAAGAAGTAGAGCCGCTGGCGAACCAGTTTCTGCGCAATGTGCATCTCGGCTGAAACGTGCTTGGCGGTCTGGCCCTTCACCCAGGTGGCGCTCTTCTTGAGCGCGCGACGCCAGGCGTTGCGCATGGCGTCGCTTCCCAGTCGACTGAGGGGTGCGAGCGCCGCTGCAATGTCGAGCTCTGCCTTTAACGTGACGGACATGGTTCTGGCCTCAGTACGAGCTTCGTGGTGCCCGAGCCGTCGGGCTGCACATCCACAACGCTGAAGTGCTCGCCCAATGCTTGCAAGCGCGCACGCTGCCGGATGCCTGCCGCGTCGGCATCACGCACGATCACGAACGGCTCGCGGAGGCCCGTGCGCTGGCCGCGCATGGTTTCCACGTCCAGCCACGGCGAATAGAACATGCCCATGATTGGATTGGAGCGCCCTTCGATCTCGACCTCGTCCGAGAGCGTCTCGAATACGGCCTCATCGAGGTCGGCAACGCTATCCCGGAACGCCATTTCAGCCCGCCTTGCCGTTGGTGGCCGACAGCTTGATCACGGCGCGCGGTCGCGTGCACAGGTGCAGCGGGTTGGACTGCGCTTCCAGCTCGACGGCCTTGCCGAACTTGCCGGCTTCCTGCTTGGCGTAGTACGGCAGGCCGTTGGTGTTGACGGCTTCCATGTAGTCCGCCGGCGCGAAGCGGGTGATGAACAACTCCGGCACGCCTTCTGGCACGGCGTAGGCTTCGTCGTCACCGATGTAGCCGACGTTGCCGACGCGACCGCGATAGCGCTCCCACGTGATGCCGCCGAAGTCGAACGTGTCGCGTGGATCGCCACGCAGCGCGGCGGCCATCTGGGTGTTGAGGTAGGTTTCGCGGATGTCCTTCGACGTCATCAGCTGACGCCAGAAATTGCGGCCGCACAGGGCGCGCACGCCCGTGTGTGGCGTGGCGCCGAGCGAGTCCTCCACCATATCCAGCAGCTCCAGCGTGGACGAGCGCACGTCGCCGATGACGATGGGCAGTTGCTGTTGCTTCAGGCCGAAGCGCTCGAACAGGTCGACCAGAACGGACTTCCCATCCGAATCGAGGATCTGGCCCTTGATGGCGCCAATGCGGTGGAATTCGTGCGTGGCATCGAGTTGCCGGCGCATTTTCTGCAGGCGCTTGTTCACCACCGCCTGCAATGCCTCGAGTTCGGTCTCTTCGCCGAACGCGCGCAGGTTCTGCACTTCGTCGGCCTTGATGGTGGCGATTTCCGGGAGGTGGACGGCGTTGAACGGAATCACCTGACGCTTGCTGCCGACCACAACCTGCCCGGGCGAGCCGCGCTCTGCCGAGGCGACGAGCTGCAGTTGCTCACCGTCACGCTCGATCTGCGCGGTGGTAACGGTCATGCCCTCTTCTTCGAACAGGCCGAGGGCGGCCAGCCGCGAGGGCGTTGTTTCCAGCTCGTTGATGCTGGCGGTGAGCGCCGTCATCGAGAAGGCGTCGTCATTGAACAGGGCCATATCAGCCATGGTGTTCTCCTGAATTCGGGTGTGGTGCTTAGCGAACGGCGATGAAGGCCGCGAGCAGGTCGGTGCGGGCTTTGGCGTCCAGGCCGGTGAGGCGCGCCTCGGCCACTTCAGCCAGGCGCACGACGGCGGTGGCGCGGCGATCGGCATCGGAGGCGCGCAGCGGCGCGTAGAGGATGGCGGCGGCTTTGCCCTTCGGGTTCGTGCCGTAGGGCACGTAGCGGGTGCCGTCCGCATCGCGCTCGAGCAGTTGGCCAGCGGGCAGCGCGTCGCCGGCGGCGACGGCGATCTGCTCGCGCGAGAGGCTGCCGGGCGCTTCGGTCAGCAGGAATTCGGCGGTTTGTACGCCTTGTGTCTGGATCTGCATTTGGGTGACTCCGATGGGTTGCCTCAGGCGCGTGCCGAGGGCGATTTCTTGCGGCGGGCGTTGTAGATGCTCGGGCCGTGCGGGCCGGTCTTGCGCTCGGTGGTTTCCTGCCCTGCCACCGGCTGGCGGTTGGACAGACCCGGCGTGCTGCCTGCCATGACGCGGTCGTACAGGCGGGCGCGCACTTGCTCAGCGTTCAGCCCGTCGGCAACGAATTGGGCGGTCAGCTCGGGCAAACGGGCTGCCGTGCACAGGCCGGCGATGTCTTTGGCGCGGGCGACTACGGCGTCGATGGCTTCGCAACTGGCGAGCGCGCTGGACGACACGACGGCTTCTGCCAGTTGCGGCAGGCCGGCGGCGCGGCACGCTGCGAAGGCGTGCTGCGCGAGCGCGCCGGGATCTAGCGGCGGCGTGGTGGCGACCGGCGCTGCCGCTGGTGCGGCTGGTGTTGCCGGTGCAGCGGCTTGCAGCGGTTCTACCGGCGGCGCCTCGAGCGCTTTCAGCAATGCCTCGGGCGTGTGCTCGAACCGCGCGAGCAGTTCTCCGGTGCGCGCGGACGCCTGCAGCTTGACGGGCGCCTCGATCTGATCGGCGAAGCCGCGATCTTTGGCCTCGGCCGCCGTCATCCACGTCTCGGCGTCCATCATGGCGACGATCTCGTCGTCGGTCAGGCCGCACTTGTTGCGGTAGGCGGCGACGATGCCGTCGCGCGTCTTGTCGAGCAGCTCGGCGGTCTTGCGCATCTGCGCGGCGTCGCCGGCGGCGATGGTCCAGGCGTTGTGGATCATCATCATGGCGTTTTCGGGCATGACGATGGTGTCTCCGGCCATGACGACGAGCGACGCGGCCGAGGCGGCAATGCCGTCGACGCGCGCCGTCACCTTGCCGCTGTAGCGGCGCAGCGCGTTGTAGATGGCGAAGCCGTCGAACACGTCGCCACCGCCGGAATTGACGGCCACGAGGATTTCGTCGGCATCCTTGGCCACGGCGTCCAGCTCGTTGACGAACGCCTTGGCCGTGGTGCCCCAAAAGCCGATGTCGTCATAGATGCGCAATTCCGCGACCGTCTTGCCGGCGGCGTTGCGCGCTGCCTTGAGGTCGTACCACTTCCTCTGTTTAGCTTTCATCGTTGGTGTGTTCCTGGTTGTCGGTCACGTTCCCGGCGCTGTCGCGCATGCGCGGATCAGAGTCGAAGACGAGGCCGAGCCTGTCGGCGCGTTCGTTGTCGGCGGCGTGCTCGGCGTCCACAGATTCGGGGTCTTCGCCCTGCGCGAGGATCGCGGCGGAGCGGCTGACGAGGCCCGCGCGAATGCCGATGCGCTGGGCCTGTACGTCCTGCACCGGGTTGATGTACGGCCAGCCCTGCGGCACCCAGCGCACGCGCTGATAGAGGCGCCGGTCCCGGTAGTAGTCGGGCATGGGCAGCGCGCCCGACAGCGCCACTGCATCTGTCCAGGCGGCCCACACGGGGCGGCAGTACTGGTGGATGAAGACGTTCCACTGCAACTGCTCGAGCTGACGCCGGAACTCACCAAGGATCACGCGCAAGGCCCGGTCGCTGACGTCGCGCAGGTCGCCTGTGAGGACTTCGTACGGCAGGCCGACCGAGGCGGCTGCAGCCATCAGTTGCTGGCGCATGAACGGGCCGTAGTCGGTGCCCGCACCGGGCGGCTCGGCAAACTGAACCTCTTCACCGGGGAGCAGTTCCTGCAGGGAGCCGGGCTCCATCGAGGTGAGCGCTGTGCCGTCGCCGTCGAACTCGACTGGCTGGCCCGTCAACGTATCCAGCTTCACGCTGGTGGGCGCTGGCCGGGTGATGAAGCCGGCGAACAGGTTCGCCACCTCCTGCCGCACGAGCACTGCGTCGTCGAAGCTGTCCAGCGTGTGCAAGCGCAGGAGCACGGTGGCCAGCGACGAGCAACCCCGCACGGCACCGGGCCGCACCGGCTCGAATACGTGCTGGATCTCGGCTGCAGGCACGCGCACCGTTCCTGCCTGCGTGGTCGCCCGCCCTGCCTCGCCCGGGTGCCGGCGATGCAGGTGGTAGGCAACGCGGTCGCCATCGCGGTCGAATTCGACGCCGGAGACGATCTCGCCGCCGTTGGGCAGGATTTGGTTCAGGTTGGCCGGCAGGTGGTCCGCTTCGAAAAGCTGCAGCTGCAACGGCACGCACAGCCCATGCTCGGGCCGGCGCGGCCGGGTGCGGTTCAATACCTCGCCGTCGCCAAACAGGGACCGAGCGGCAAGCGTCTGCAGGCCGTAGAAGTCCAGCAAGCCATCGGCGTCGGCTTCCGGCACCCAGTCGCCCCAGAGCTCTTTGAGCGCACGGCGCACCTCGGGGTCGGGGTGCTGCGGATGCGGCACGATGCCGGTGCCGATGGCGTTGGCGACAAGGCTCGCAATGGCCTTTTTGGCCCACGGGTCGTTGCGTACCGCGGCGCGGGCGCGCGTGCGGATGGTGCCGAGGTTCTGCGTGACAGAAGCGTTTGGCCCGGCGCTCGAGGTGCGCCAGGCGCGACCACGGCTGCCGGTGGTGCCGCCAGCCTCGTATGCCTGCGCCCGAACCGCCCGCTCCGCCGGCAAGACGAAACCAAGCTGGCCCA